TTTATGGAATATCGAGAACCTAAGGAGACACCATGACCACGAAAATCATCGTTGATTGCTCGACCGGAGTGGTCGAGGAAGTCGAACTGACCGAGGAAGAACTCGCGCAACGCGAGGCTGACCGGATTGCTTTTGAGGCAGCCGAGGCAGCACGCGAAGCCGAAGCCGCAGAGAAGGCAGCTCGACGCGCTGAGATCCTGGAGCGTCTCGGATTGACGGAAGATGAAGCAAAACTCATCCTCGGCTAAGCCCTGGTTATGCCATGCAGGAAGGCAAATGCGTGAACAAATCGACGATAGTTTTCCTGAGCGCGACCGTCGTAGTGACGGCTGGGTGGCTGATGCTCGCCATGATTCGAAGTCTGATCACGCTCCTAGAAGAAACGGAGTCGTTCGAGCTATAGACATCGATGCGAACCTAGACGACACGAACACGTCGCTTTATCTCGCAGACCAGATTCGGCGTCATGCTCGCAAAGATAAGCGCATAAAATATGTAATCCACGCTGGTAAAATTGCCTCGGGAATCGGGTTATGGAAATGGCGACCATATAAGGGTGTAAACCCTCATCACTCCCATATCCATGTCTCATTCAGCGCGAAGGGTGATCGAGACGGATCATTCTTTGATATTCCTTTGATTGGATAACCGTGACCGACTACATGAAGCATCCGATATTCCTTGCCGCAGGTGCGTTCCTCGCAGCTTGGGCAGCGACTAACTTCGAGCTCGACTACCGAGCCGTCCTCTGGGCGGTCGTTTCCGGTGTTTTTGGATACGCGAAGCCATATAAAAAGTGAGCTCCCAGGAATGGGTCGCGTTGATCGCTGGCGTGATGGCGATTCTGACCGGCTTTATTGCAGCGTTACGATGGACGGTTCGTCAATTCGTCCTCGAAATTGGCAGTCAGTTATTTCAACGCATGGATCGCATCGAAGCTGAAATCGGCGTGTTGACCGAACGTCAGTCAGACATCTATGCGACCATTATGACCGAAAGGGGTTCGCATGGCTCAAAGAAAGACAAAGGCGCAAAAGCTCGCAAGCCTGCGCGCAAAAGAACGAGCCGCTAAGCGAACCAAACCAATCACCGCCCTCGATCTTTGGGCGATCAAAATCCACGAAGCCACCGAGTCGATGAGACGCGCTGGTTGGGAGGATGCGTTGATCACTTCTTACGTTTTGGAGCAATCCTTACCTGATTGGGTAATCGCAGCTCCCGAGCGTCCGATCGACGACGATGACGACGAGGAAGAAGAAGACTATTAGGCGAACCGTTGTTATTAGCGATTTGCAAGTTCCTTATCATGACTCAAAAGCCGTCCGAAACGTCGCAGCCTTCATCAAGCGATGGAAACCCGACCGAGTCGCGACAGTTGGGGATGAGATCGATCTTCCTCAGCTCAGTCGTTGGGAGCGAGGTCTTGCCGGTGAGTTCGCTGGCACTCTCGACCGGGATCGACGAATCACTCAGGAAGTTTTATATGACCTCCGCGTTACGGATATGGTCAGAAGCAATCACACCGACCGGCTCTATAACTCAATCAAGACCAGGCTTCCAGCCTTAGCAGCTTTGCCGGAATTGCAGTTCGAAAATTGGCTAGGGCTTCCCGAGCTAGGCATCAAGTTCCACCGCGATCCTATGCCCATCGCTAAGGGTTGGATCGTCCTTCATGGAGATGAGGGGCAGGTATCCCAAAAGGGTGGTCAAACAGCCCTAGGATTGGCTCTAAGGCATGGAAAATCGGTGGTCTGCGGTCATACCCATAGGGCAGGGCTTTCGGGGCTCACAATGGCTTCTGGAGGCGTTTTAGGGGGTATTCTCTGGGGCTTTGAGGTCGGAAACCTGATGAATTTCAAGGACGCCAAGTATCTCAAAGGTGGAGCCGGTAATTGGCAGCAGGGCTTTGGGCTGATTTACGAGTCCAGGGGCAAGGTCACGCCGGTATTTGTGCCGATCGAGAAGGACGGCTCATTCATGGTCGAGGGTAAGGTCTATGGTTGATCCCTGGGTGGACATTCACCGCACGATCGACGACCATATCGACGACTTCGATGCGGCGACTGATTTCGTTATGAAATCGTTATCAGCGACACGCCGATAGCCGGTTGCGGTCTGGCTCGATAGGCGTAGATTTCCCCTTGTCGGACAAACCACCGGCAGAATCGGGAAATCATGACCAGCAACTACAAAGGCTTCACAATCAGCAAGCTCACACGCAAAGGCGTCTACCAAGTAACCGATAGCAACGGTCAACTCGTCATTACGTTGCCTTTGCTTCGTCACGCAAAGCGGTTCGTCGATCGACGCGCTGAGCGTCTAGCAATCGAGCAGGTTTTGGAATACATCGTCGACGACCGACAGGCGGTGAGCGCATGACCGCTATGTCGTTTGATCCGATAGCCATTTATTACATCATCGCACTCATAGCAATTCCCATCCTGGGCTTGCTTTACACCGCAATCACCGAAAACTTCTATTGGAAAGGCTGGCAAGATGGAAAACGATTCGCCGAAGGCAATATCACCTCAAAGCATTCTCGATGAAGCAGGTTTCATCCGAGGTGAACGAGGAAAGATTTACGGTCACCCATATATCAATCATCGACGCATCGCCGATCTTTGGTCTGCTTATCTGGGTATCCCAATACCACCGGATCAAGTCGCGGTCTGTATGGCTTTGGTCAAGATCAGCAGAATCGCCGAAACACCGGGTCATCGAGGTCGAGACGGTTACGTGGACGGAGTCGCTTACCTTTCACTCGCTGCCATGCTCGCAACAGTCGATCCAGAGGAATTCGATGCCTATTAGGGCGAATCATGACTCAAAAATCTGGTGCGACATCTGTAAGCTCAGGTTCGGGAAAGTCGGTGGCGAGTGGCATATTCGCGCCATGACGCCAGCGCGCTGGATCGTCATCAGCGAAACGAAGGAGCGACGTGGCAGAACTAAGGCATATTGCCAGCCATGCGCCAATGAATGCCAGGTCGATGGACAGGGCAAGGTCTGGACGTTTCGTGAGCAATTGGACTATGCGATAGGAAGGGAAGAATTAGATGGCATGGAACCTGAACGACTATGAACCGGTGGAGGATCGCTTACGTTTATTTTGGGAAGCGTATCCGATGGGTAGGGTTGAGACGACTTTGGTTCACGTTGAACGTGACCGTTTTATTGTCCGCACTTGCCTTTACCGAACGGATACCGATGAGAAGGCGGCTGCCTCAGGATTGGCTGAGGAGATTGTTACTGATCGAGGCGTCAACTCTACTTCGGCTTTGGAAAATGCAGAGACCTCTAGTCTTGGCAGAGCCCTTGCAAATCTTGGTTACGCTGCGAAAGGAAAGCGACCAAGCCGAGAGGAAATGGCGAAAGTAGTCCGTGGGGATTCACCGGTAGTCAAACATCCATTCAAGCCGAAGGACGAAGTCAAAGAGGTTCCAAACGAACCCGAAACCGTCGTCTGGGATGACGTCGAGACGAAAGCGTTTGAAGATACCGGCACATTCATCGCTGATCTCCAGGCGCAGCTAGGCGCATCGATTGAAGGCTTCAAATGCGCTCATGGCGACATGCTACGCAAAGAAGGAACCTCAAAGGCTGGAAAACCTTACTGCGGATATGTCTGCGGATCACCACGCAAGGCTGAGCAATGTGAGCCAAAGTGGGCGAAGATGGTAGGCGGTAAATGGGTGTTCGAAGGTCGAGCTAATGACTAGCATCGACCGAACAGGCGAACCCAATAAGCAACCGGTGAAATGTGACTGGTGCGGTATCGATTTGGTCAGTTATGCCGGTTTCAGGGTGCAAATGCATGAGGAAGATCCGTTCGATTTCAATTGGGCTTGCCAAGAGCACTACGAAGCGGCATGGGCATGAGTAGGCGACAGAGAGGACGCGAAAGTGAGAAAATCGTTGCTGACTATTTGGTACGTCATGGGTTCCACACCGCGCACACTACGAGCATGGCGGCTGCTGGTTCTGATGTTCTCGGCATTCCTGGCTTGGATATCGAAGTCAAAGGACGCAGAGACCTGGTCATCAGCGAAACTTTGGCTCAGCTCAAAAGAAGGCGACGCGATACAGGGCTAGGCGTTGGGGTGCTTCGCATGAACGGACAAGGTGAGAAGGCAATCGGAGATTGGGTCGCCATCCTTACATTCGATGATCTAATCCACCTATTGAAGGCGGCAGGCTATGGAGCTCGATAAACGAGTTCGACGTTGCCTTATGTGCGGAAAATGGGTTTATATGCGTGAGCTTTGCGAAGATTGCTATCCAAAGGACAAGGCAGCATGAAAACGACACGCCGTCTGACCTGCGGTTATGTCAATGGGCTTGACAGCCATGTTACGCTTAGCGTGCCAACCCGCGGGGTCGGAGCCCGAGCGGGGGCTCTAGCGATCGGGCGACGTCTATTCATAATCCTTTTGGGATTATTCATCATTTCTTCAAATAGCGTGCAAAATGCTTATGGTTGGAAAAACCATTCTATGAATTTGAAGTTATATGCTCATAATCAGATAAAAGACTGGACTGAGTTCGAATGCTATGTGGAGCTTATACATAGGGAGAGCACTTGGAACTACAAGGCTCGAAATGGCAGCCATTACGGACTAGGGCAGATGCGATCTACTTGGTATAGGGATCTCACACCTCGTAAGCAAATCAAAGCGCATCTCGACTATTTGGATCACCGCTATGACGGCTCAGCGTGCAAGGCACTTAGGCACCTGATTCGTAAGGGCTGGCACTAATGGCTAGCTACTTGAAGCGCAACGGATCAACGAGTCAATGGCGCAGGCTACGAAGTCAGATCCTCAAACGTGACGGTTATGTGTGTTTCTATTGCGGTGGTGAAGCGACGACCGTGGATCACATAGTGCCGAGGTCGAAGCTTATCGATCAGAACGCAGACACGCCAGACAATCTCGTTGCTGCGTGTGCGAAATGTAATTATTCAAAGGGGGGTAGGTTTTTTGTTAGCCCGCCGACACCATCGACCCCCCTGGACTCTTTTACCTCTCAAACGGGCACAATCGTCCACTACGGCGAGGAATCTGCGTCGGTAGACCGAAATGAGGAAGCATCGTGAATGATCGGCTCATATCGGAAATAAGAGGTGTGACTGAGCCTCGTATTCACTCAAAACTGAACGATTTACCCTCTCGCGGTCAGGAAATGATCGACTTTTGCCGCGAAATCGGCTTCCCGTTGCTTCCCTGGCAGGAATTCGTAGCCATAAACAGCCTGAAGGTCAAAGAAAACGGTCGGTGGGCTTATCCGCTCAATGGGCTTCTGATCGCCAGGCAGTCCGGCAAGACGACTTTCATGATCCTTCGCATCCTTGCCGGAGCCATGCTTTACGGAGACGATCTGCAAATTGGAACGGCTCACACCATTTCAACAGCCCGAGAATCCTTCAAGCGACTCGTAGACATAGTGGAAGCCTCGAAGCTCGCAGGCGAGGTCAAGAAAATTCGCTGGGCGAATGGCGAACAAGAAATCCAATTCATGAACGGAGCCCGGTATATTTACCGAGCGAGCAATAACGCGACTCGCGGTATCTCAAAGCCCGAAGCCATCCACCTCGATGAGCTTCGCGAGTATAAAAACGAAGCAACTTGGGCATCAATTCGCTATACGCTCCAGGCAGCGAGGAATCCGCAGACCTGGATTTACTCGAACGCCGGTGACGCCTCATCGGTGATCCTGAATTCGTTACGTGATCGCGCTCTCGCCTCTCTGAGCGGTTCGGGTGACGATATCGGTTGGTGGGAGTACTCGGCGCATCCTGATACTCCCATCGACGGATCTTTGAAAATGTGGGAAGGCTTAGCGCAGGCAAATCCATCGCTGGGTTACACGATCCATCCTGAGAATCTGAAAATGGCTCTCAATGATCCACCGGACACAATCCGAACCGAAATGCTTTGCCAATGGGTGACGACTTTGAACGGTGCGGTTGATCCCGATCAATGGGAAACCTGTCGGGATGAGAAGATTGTGCTTGATCCTCAAAAGACCACCTGGCTCGGTATCGATCTCAGCCCTAGTCGTCAGGAAGCGGCTTTGGTTGCGGCTCAAAAGCTCGACGGCGACCGATTTGGTGTCGTCCTCTTGCAGACATGGAAGGCAGATTTGGCTCTCGACGATAAAGCCCTGGCGAACGACATCGCGCCCTGGGTTCGAAAGTATCAGGTCGAGACGCTTGCTTACTCGAAGCAAACCGCATCCGCGATTGCCGTTCGACTCATCCCGGCAGGCATCCCGGTGCATGACGTCGATGGCAACGATTACATGCAAGCGTGCGACGAATGGTCGGGAGCCATCAATTCAGGCAGGTTTCGGCACTCAGGTCAGGAGGAATTTACTAAGCAGGTGCTTTCAGCCGTGAAGTATCAACGTGGTGATAGTTCATGGGTTATCGGTCGTCGGGCATCCAGCGCCACCGTCTGCGCTGCCGTTGCGTCAGCCCTAGTCACTCACTTTGCGACTCGGGTTGACGACGGGATCGACATCGTCGTAGGCTGAACGCGCTTGATCCGCTCCCGGAGTCAGATACTCCAGGAAACGCGACCGCCGGTCTTTGGACGCCGGCGGTTTCGTTTATTAGACGGTCTTTCGTGCTAGAATTATCCATCAATGGGCGTCTTATCCGATTTATTCGGCACTCCAAAACAAGCTGACGACGTTGTTGACGTTGCAGCTTCTCTCGCACCTTTCTACGTCAACCAAACCGCACTCAATATCGCAGGCGGCACAATTAGCGTTCCTCGCGCATCCGCTTTATCAGTTCCGGCAGTTGCACGCGCTAACGGAATCATCACCTCAACGGTCGGATCGTTACCGGTTGAAAAATTCAATGACGCAACAGGTCAACGCATTCCGGTTGAGCGATCATTTCGTCAGCCTGATCCTCGCGTTCCTGCATCGCTAATCTATAGCTACCTGGCACAAGATTTATGGCTGTTTGGGGTTGCTTATGGTCAAGTCCTCGACCAATATGCAAGTTCCGATGGCGGTCGCATTCGTCAATGGACGCGCATCGATCCAACCTGGGTTAGCGTTCGCACGAATCCTCTTGGTACAGAAGTTATTGGTTACACTGTCAATGGGCAGAATGTTCCTATGGTTGGCGTTGGTTCCATTATTGCGTTTTATAACCTCGCAGACGCAGGAATCTTGAATCGTGCCGGTCGCACTATCAGAGCAGCGATTGAATTAGAAAAGGCTGCCGAAATCTACGCGAAAGAACCGCTCCCAACGATGGTTCTCAAATCGACCGGCACGAACCTACCTTCCGAGCGCATCAAAGCACTTTTGGAGTCATGGAAAGTTAGCCGTCAAAATCGCGCAACCGCTTTCCTCAATGCTGACGTCGAATTGCAGGCTTTGGGCTTTGATCCTAAGCAACTTCAACTTAGCGAGGCTCGTCAATACATCGCTCTTGAATTAGCGCGTCAATGCGGAATCCCTGCATATTTCCTTAGCGCAGAATCTACCTCGATGACCTATTCAAACGCTACATCAGAGCGTCGTTCTCTTATAGACTTCTCGCTTCGTCCGATTCTCACCGCAATCGAATCGCGTTTATCGATGGACGACTTCACGCCGGCAGGCACTCGCGTTCGTTTCGACCTAGATGATTTCCTTCGTGGAAATCCTTTGGAGCGAGCACAGATTTATCAGATTCTCACCGGCATCGGAGCGATGACCGTGGAGGAAGTCAGGAAAGCAGAGGATCTCTTAGGATGAAGATCAATTTCCCAATGACCATCACGGCGGCAGACGTCGAGTCACGCACGCTCACCGGTCGGATCGTTACATGGGGCGAAGAAGGCAATACGTCAGCCGGACGCACCATTTTCAGCGAGAATTCAATTCAGTTCGGAAAGAATGTGAAGCTTTTGCTAGAGCATGAGATGAGCAAGCCAATCGGCAAGATGCTCAGCGCAGAAGTTACCGATACCGGCATCGAAGCCAAGTTCCGACTGGCAAATACAACCGTCGCATCAGATGCCCTCGTCGAGGCAGCCGAAGGACTCAGAGACGGCTTTAGCGTGGGTGTGAAATTGAACGATTGGGCGAATCAAGATGGCGCGATGGTTATTTCATCCGCAAAGCTCATCGAAGTCAGCCTGGTCACAGAGCCAGCAATCGATTCAGCGCGAGTCGCTGAGGTCGCGGCAAGCGACGAACAAGTTTCCGAAGAGGCATCCGCTTCTGAGGATCAACCAACAACACAAGGAGAACAAGTGTCCGACACTACCGTTCCAGCTCCTGCCGTCGAAACGGTAGAAGCACCGGTGGCAGAGGTGCAAGCTAAGGCTGCGCCAATGTTCACCACTCCTCGCGTCAACCTCAACGTTACCGCAGGACAATACGCACTCGCACAGGTTCGCGCTGCACAAGGCGACACCGATGCACGCGATCTCGTTGCAGCACTAGAGATCTCGACCGTTTCTGAGAACACCGGAATGGTTCCACCGAACTATCTTCGCGACATCATCGGCGTCATCGATGATTCGCGTCCGTTCATCAACTCCATCGAGCGCGCAGCTCTTCCAGCATCCGGCATGAAGATTTTCACGCCGAAGCTTGGTGCGCAGGCGACCGTTGCAGTTACCGGTGAAGGCGTTGAGTTCGATTCAACCGATACCGCAGTAACTTTCCAGGAAGATACAATCGTCAAGTTCGCCGGTGCTAACGTGGTCAATGTTGAGCTCGTGGACAGAAGCGACCCATCGTTCGTCGACTTGCTCCTTCGCGAGCTTGCAGCGTCCTACGCGCAAAAGACCGACGCTTACGCAGCGCAAATCGCAGCACAGAACGCAGGTTCCTCAACTGGTGGCTCCGTTTATGCAGCAATCGCTGACGGTATCGCTGACTCCTATAACGTCATGCGCTTCACACCAAATCGTCTCCTCGTTGCTCCAACAGGCGGCTCGGCAGGTATCGACTTCGCTTACTTGCTTTCAGCAACCGGTAGCGACAACCGACCACTTTTCGCCGCAGCTCTTCCAAGCAACGCGAACGGTCTTATCACACAAGGTTCCACCGCCGGCACAGTTGCAGGCTTGAACCTGGTCGTTGACCCGAATTACACCGGTGACGATGCAAACGTCAAGCACGCTCTCGTTTACCCATCCGCAGCGATGCGTTTCCATGAGTCCGGCACCGTTCAAATTCGTGCGAATCTCGTTGCAAATGGTCGCATCGAGATCGGCGTCTATGGTTATGCCGCAGTCGTCAACCGTTACCCAACGGCTTTCCGCAAGCTGAGCTAGTAACAATCAAATAGTCCTGGGTGGGTGTGATCCCGAGCCCACCCAGGATCCCTAACCGAAAGGAGCACACGTGCCGACAATCATCAGCGTAGGTCAACTCCGCGCCGTCCTCGGTGTCTCCGTTTCGCTTTATTCGGATCCAATTTTGGAGGACGTCATCGATACGGCTGAAAATGTCGTGCTTCCGATGCTCGTCAAATACTCCAGCCCGATTCGTTCGGTCGAACTGCAAGACAACCAAGCAATCTTCACCTTCGACGCCGTTCAGGTGTTCAACGAAGGTCAGAGCGTCGTCATCGCGAATGCCGGCTCACCTTTCAACGGCACTCACACCGTTCTCGCAGACGGTCTTAGCGATACGACCTTCCGTGTGGCGATCACTAATGCCGACATCGCAAAACGAAACCTTATTCCGGCTGGAACTGCGACCCTGAGTGGCGCGAGCACCTACGTAGGCGTTCCAGAGGTTGAGTCGGCGGTTCTAGCGGTCGCCACCGAGGTTTTCCAATCACGCAGCGCAGTAGGCGGTCAGATCGAAGGCGTCGATTTTCAGGTAACGCCATTCCGGCTCGGTCGAAGCCTATTCAACAGAGTTTCAGGGCTTCTCGGTCGTCACATCGATCAGGAGTCGATCGCCCTATGACCATCGCGACCGAGGTTCGCGCCGCGCTCAAATCCTCGCTCGCTGCGGTTCCTGCCAATATCTACGATCACGTTCCCGAGGCTCCCCAGGTTCCTCACGTGTCGTTCGTTCCCGATGATCCATATTTGGAAATCGAAACAATCGGCAAAGCAACCCTGAGATTACGCGTCAATATGGTTCTCGCCGTTGGCGTCAACTATGCGAGCAACGCAGCCGCACTCGATAACCTGGAACAACTCATCACTAGCGTTCTGACGAATCTGCCATCCGGCTATATCGTCGGAGAGGTCAACCGACCAACAGTCACACAGGTTGGATCTGCAAATCAGCTCGTCGCTGATATTCGGGTTTCAACCTATTTCCAAAACTAAGGAGCAGAAATGCCTACCGCCGTAATTACCGGTCGCGATGTTACCTTCACTATCGGTGGTAACAATTTCGACGCTC